TATTGATGTAGATCAATTGAGAGAACAACTGACCATTGATGAAGGAAAGGTAAATGAAATTTACCATGACCATCTTGGTTATGCTACTTTTGGCATTGGGCATCTAGTGCTTGATTCTGATCCGGAAAACGGACAAGATGTTGGAACACCAGTATCAGAAGAAAGAGTAGTTGAATGTTTTGAGAAAGATGTACAAACTGTAGTCGCTGACTGTAAAATATTACATGAAGGCTGGGATGGCTACCCACAAGAAGTCAAACAAGTTGTAGCCAATATGATGTTTAATATGGGTCGCACAAGATTATCAAAATTCAAGAATCATAATAAAGCATTAGCTGCTGGTGATTGGAAGAAAGCCGCAATTGAGGGCAGGGATTCTGCCTGGTACAAACAAGTTACTAACCGAGCCGAGAGATTAATGGTTCGTTTAGAAAATGTATAAATAAATTTACTAACAATATAATATGGAGAATACAACATGCCAGTAAATGACATCATCCAACAAGCGTTTGACAATAACCCGCTTAACCTAAAGAAAGCTTTCGATGCCGAAATGACAAGTCGTGTAAGAACAGCTTTAAATCAGAAATATCAAGATATGACTGATGAGCATCCTGAAGTTGCCGAAGTCGAAGCAATGAGTTCCGAAGATACTTTTGACGAAGTCGATGTACATTCAGGTCAAGCAGTAGAGTCAGTAGAAACACCGAAAGAAGACTAATATGTTTAACCAATTGTTCATAGGAATTATATTGGTACTCAGTCTAGGTGGCTATTGGTTATACTCAGAAAACCAAACTCTTAAGATAAACAATTCAAAATTGGAAGGCGCAGTAGCAGAACAAAAAGCTGCTATTGTTGCTATCCAAGAATCGTTTGCGAAACAAGGCAAATCTTTACAGAACCTTCAACGCGGTTATAATCAAATAGAACAAGAGAAAGATCAATACCTTGCTATATTTGCTAAACACAACCTAGATAAGCTTGCCCTTGCTAAACCTGGTCTTATAGAGAATAGAATTAACGAGGGAACGGCAACAGTATTTGGAGATATAGAGAATGACAGCAAAGCTATTAGCGAGCTTGACGCTCCTGACGTTCCTTAGCGGTTGTAGTACCCTACAGAACGTCTTTGGTTCGAAAGAAGTCGAGATTATAACAAAACCTATAAAGATCGAAATCTTACAACCTACACTACCACGGCCTATCAAATTAGATAATCCTAAATGGTATGTTGTATCAGAAGCTATTATTACAAACCCTTGCCAAGAGCAAATGAAACTCGACGAAAACGGGAATCATATTGTTAAAGAAGATGGCACCCATCAAACATTCAGACCAAAGACTTGTGATCTTTTAGAGCGCGACAATCCTTCATGGCCTGTAGGTTATACTTACCTTGATAGATTCCTCGACGATATGAAAAAGTTGAATGGAGGTGATGTAGTGTTCGTTGCAGCCACCATTGGAGACTATGAGCTGATGTCTAAGAATACACAAGAACTCCGTAGATACATTCGTGAATTAGGTGAAGTCATTGTTTATTATAGAAACGTGACAATCGACGATGAACCTGCAGCAGCAATCCAAGTCCAGAAAAAATAATCTGTATTTAACTCCGAATAGTAGCATATCAACCATAACCTATTGATAAATAACTATTGACATAACATGCTTAATGTGTTATAATAACAATTAAGGAATACACAGATGCCTGACGAATTAAACATTGTAAAGACTGATGTTGCGTTAATTAAAAAAGATATACAACAGATCGGTCGATTTTTTGACAAGGTTGATAATGCAGTAGACGCAATGGCAGGCATACAAAAGGCATTGGCAGTTCAAAATCAGATCATTATGAACTTTAATGATAAGCTTGAACAGCAAGCAGAGGCGATTGAAGAGAATAAAAGATTGGACAAAGAACGTTCTGCTGTATTAGGCGATAGAATGGAAGTATATCGTAAGTCGTCAAAAGAAGATCATCAACGTATACATGATCAGAATCAAGCGCATCGTAAAGAACGTAACGAAGAAATCATAAAAGAATTAAGACATATTGATAGTAAGGTTGATAAACGTCTTACGGTGATAGAAACAAAATTAGCTGCTGTTGAAAGGTGGAAGTATTACATGATGGGTATATCTGCTGCCGTTATCTTCATCATATCAAAATTGGATATTACCTCATTTATTAGTTGACAGCGTGCTAAAAATTTGTTATAATAGATTCTAATAACAGATATTTCGGATTTTATATATTATGCTTGACTTTGTTGATATTCAGTATGCCCAGCATCTATCTGGGAGGCTGGACCGATATCGTATAAAACACACAAACCCCTACAAGATTAACTTTCGTTGTCCATTATGCGGCGACTCAAAAAAGAACCGATCCAAAGCTCGAGGTTGGTTGCTTGAGAAAGACAATAAGTTATTCTACTTCTGCCACAACTGTGGTGCAAGCCACGCATTTGCTAATTTTCTCAAAGTAATCGACCCTTTGGCATACAATGATTATATTGCTGAAAAATATATCGGTAAGGCAAATAATACTCTTATATCAGTAGAATCAACTCTAGAGACTACCAAATTTGAACAACCAAAATTCTCTCATACAGAAAGGTTAAAAAAATTAAAAAAAGTCAGCCAGCTTGATCATACCCACCCAGTAAAGAAATATATAGATATACGGCAAATACCTTCTAAGCATCATTATAGACTTTACTTTGCTCCTAAGTTTATGGAATGGGTTAATTCAATCATTCCAAATAAGTTTGACAATATAAAGAAAGATGAGCCTCGCTTAGTAATACCTTTTTTAGATAAGGAAGGTACTTGTTTTGGTGTTGCAGCAAGGAGCATGGATCCTGATGCTTACCTGCGATATATTAGTATTATGTTTGACGAAGTACCTAAGATCTTCGGACTCGACAAAGTAAACTTTAACGAAAAGTATTATGTCGTTGAAGGAGCATTGGATAGTATGTTTTTATCTAATGCAGTTGCTATGGCTGGTGCAGATGGCGGAACTGCCGCACTCTCACGCACGGAAAACGCAGTCTTTGTATTTGATGCAGAACCTCGCAATCGTGAGATTCATAAACGCATGGAAAAGATTATTGATGCAGGTCATAGTATTGTAATATGGCCACACGATATTCCTGGTAAGGATATTAATGAAATGGTTCTCAGTGGCAAGATTAGTTGTGTTGAGAGTTTAATGAGAACAATTACATATAAGGGTTTAGACGCTAAAATGAAATTTCAACAGTGGAGAAGAACATAGAATATGAAAGTAAATTTAATTAGTTATAGCCAAGCACCAACACTAACAGAAGAAGATCCAAGTCTGTTAGATTTAGTGGCATATTGCGCAAGAGTTAGCAATCCGAGTAACCAAAACAATACATCAACAAACGATAAGCTTGTTAATTATTTAATCAAGCATAAACATTGGAGTCCGTTAGAGATGGTCAGTGTTTGTTTAGAAGTAGAAACAACAAGAGATATCGCACGTCAGTTTTTGAGACATCGTAGTTTTAGCTTTCAGGAATTTTCACAAAGATATGCAGATCCTGTTAAAGATTTGGAAATGATTCCGCGCGAAGCAAGATTACAAGATCCAAAGAATCGTCAGGCAAGTATAGCAATTGATACTGCTGATCCTGTACAGCGTGAGATAAACGAATTATTTAGAATGAAACAAATGGCACATATCAGGCAGAGCAAGGAACTGTATAACTGGGCTATATCAAAAGGAATAGCAAAAGAACAAGCACGAGCAGTATTGCCTGAAGGTAATACAGTATCAAGACTATATGCAAACGGCACGTTGAGATCATGGATTCATTATATTGAATTACGATCTGGAAACGGCACTCAGTTAGAGCATCAAGAACTTGCTATCGCCATTGCCCACGCCATTGCTAAGATCTTTCCTTTAGCAAACGAATACATAACAGAATAATAATAATGATTAGGAGTAGGGAATGCAGTATTTAGGTATTGAGATTGAAACGAAAAGAGATAAAACTCTATCGGAACAATCTTATAAATTATTAAAAGATTATTATTGCAGAGACGATGAAAAGAGTCCGCAGAAGGCATACGCACGGGCTGCAGTAGCTTTTAGTAATGGCAATTCCAAATTAGCACAAAGAATATACGATTATGTATCTCAAGGTTGGTTTATGTATTCATCTCCTGTACTGTCTAATGCAGTGCTAAAAGGTGAAAAGGTTAAAGCTTTACCCATCAGCTGTTTCTTAACTTATGTGCCTGATACATTAGAAGGGCTAATTGACCATACTGCTGAGCTACGATGGTTATCCGTTAAAGGTGGTGGTGTAGGTGGTCATTGGTCAGACGTACGAGCAGTATCAAATAAAGCTCCAGGACCGATGCCGTTTCTGCATACAGTTGATGCTGATATGGTTGCATACCGCCAAGGACGTACAAGAAAAGGTTCTTATGCAGCCTATATGGATATTGACCATCCTGACATTGTAGAATTCATTAATATGCGTATTCCTACTGGAGACGTGAATAGAAAGAATTTGAATCTTCACCATGCTGTTAACTTAACTGATAAATTTATGGAAGCGGTAAGGGATGGCAAGCAATGGGATTTATTAGATCCTAATGACCAATCTGTGCGCGAAATAGTTGATGCTCGTAAACTGTGGGAATTAGTACTCGAGACAAGATATCGTACTGGTGAACCTTATGTTAACTTTATTGATACCGCAAACAGATCTTTACCACAATCACAGAAAGATCTTGGTCTATCAATTAAAGGATCTAATCTATGTAATGAAATTCACTTGGTTACCAATGAAGAAAGAACAGCTGTATGTTGTTTATCTTCAGTTAATCTAGAAACATACGATGAATGGAAAGATACAAATATGATTAAAGACCTTATCGTATTTTTGGATAACGTATTACAGTTCTTTATTGATAATGCTGGCGACGAAATTAGTAAGGCAAGATATAGTGCTCAACAAGAAAGATCATTAGGTCTTGGTGCTATGGGATTACATTCTTACTTTCAGAAAAATTCAATTGCGTTTGATAGTCAAGCGGCTATTGATGCTAACGAAGAAATCTTCAGTACTATTAAACAAAAGGCAGTTGAGGCAACATTGGATATGGGTAGGCGACGCGGTGAGGCTCCTGATATGAAAGGAACTGGCCGTCGTAACGCTCATATGTTAGCAATTGCTCCAAATGCAAATAGTTCTATGATAGTTGATACATCGCCATCTATTGAACCGTGGAAAGCAAATGCGTTTACTTCGAGAACAAGAGTAGGTTCTCACTTAAACAAAAATCCACATCTTGAAAAGATATTAGAAACCATTGGCAAGAATACAGATGAGGTATGGTCAACTATTATTACCAGTGGTGGCTCAGTTCAACATCTAGACTTTCTAGATGATCATGTAAAGAACGTTTTTAAAACGGCAATAGAATTGAATCAACTTGTATTAATTAAGTTAGCAGGAGATAGACAGAAGTATTTGTGTCAAGGACAGTCCTTAAACATCTTCTTCCCGGCCGGTGCTGATAAACGATACTTGCACGCTGTGCATTATCAAGCATGGGTAGAAGGTTGTAAAGGTTTATACTATTTAAGAACAGAATCATCTAATAGAGCAGAAAACGTTTCAGAGAAAGTAAAGCGCGAAAAGTTAGATGATGTTATCAACCCAGACAAAGTACAGTTTGGATTATCGGACGCACAACAAGATGATTGTCTAGATTGTCAAGGCTAACAGAATATAAGGAAAAAGAATATGGTTGGCGCAATACCCACCAGTAAGACAGGAAAGAAAATGGAAGTATTAATTTATACCAAATCAAATTGCCCTTTTTGTGAAAAGGCAAAGGCATGGTTTACACAACATGGGTTTGGTTACACGCAGGTAGTATTAGATGACGAAGAACAACGTCTCTCATTCTATCAAAGGATGTCAAACGGCAAAGAAGTAAGATCATTACCGCAAATCTTTATTGATGACAAACATATAGGTACGTATAACGACCTAATGACAATCTCTAATACATTAATTAAAAAGCAAGGTGGTCTTTTAGAGTTTTCAGAAACTTATAAACCATTTCATTACCCTTGGGCTGTTGAGATTACGACAAGACACGAGAAAGCGCACTGGATTGAAGATGAATTGGATTTATCTGAAGATGTGTCTGATTGGAAAGGTGGTAAGATTGGCAAAGTTGAGAAAGATTATATTACAAACATCCTAAGGTTGTTTACTCAGTCTGATGTTGCTGTAGGACAGAACTATTACGATCAGTTTATTCCAAAGTTTAAGAATAACGAAATCCGTAATATGTTAGGATCGTTTGCCGCAAGAGAAGGTATTCATCAACGTGCATATGCTCTATTGAATGAGACCTTAGGTTTGCCTGATAGTGAATACCACGCGTTTTTAGATTATTCTGAAATGGCAGACAAGATTGAATATATGCGTAAAGCAGATACAAATACTTTACGCGGTTTAGGTCTATCTTTAGCCAAATCTGTATTTAACGAAGGTGTTGCATTGTTTGCTTCTTTCGTTATGCTATTGAACTTTCAACGTTTCGGTAAAATGAAAGGTATGGGTAAAGTAGTAGAATGGAGTATTCGTGATGAATCAATTCACGTTGAAGGTAACTCTAAATTGTTTAAAGCGTTTGTGAAAGAACATAGTCGTGTTGTTGACGATGAGTTCAAAAAAGAAATCTATGAAATGTCGAAAGATATTGTAGACCTAGAAGATAAGTTTATTGATCTTGCCTACGCACTGGGATCTATTGAAGGACTGGAAAAATCCGAAGTAAAAGAATATATAAAATATATAACGGATAGAAGATTATTACAGTTAGGCATGAAACCGAACTTCAAGGTAAAAGATAATCCATTACCTTGGTTAGAATGGGTGCTCAATGGAGCAGACCATACAAACTTCTTCGAAAATCGTGTAACCGAATATGAGGTTGCTGGTTTAGAAGGAACTTGGGACGATGCCTACGCAAGCTAACTAGGCGTAGAAAATGATTAACAAAAAACTTTTTCATGATGTGATTGATAAATTAAAAGAAGAAGGTAAGTACAGGGTATTTAACGATATCGTTCGTGATAAGGGAAACTTTCCTAAAGCGACTTGGTACTCACCTTATTCTCCAAAGACAATTGTCAATTGGTGCTCAAATGATTATTTGGGAATGGGACAAAACAAGTATGTAATTGACGCAATGCAAACCGCGTTGTTAAAGACAGGAAGTGGTAGTGGGGGTACTCGCAATATTGGCGGTACATCTCATTATCATGTTACACTCGAAAATGTAATTGCGAAATTACATCAAAAAGAAAGTGGTCTATTATTTACTTCTGCTTATGTAGCAAACGAATGGGCGTTAATTGCTCTATCTCGTATCATTCCTAATATATGTTTTGTTTCAGATAACAAGAATCATGCCTCAATGATTATGGGAATGAAACACAGCAGAGCAGAGAAACGTGTTTGGGAACATAATGATATGGCATCATTAGAAGCCTGTCTTATTTCTGCAACTGAGGCTGAGTTAACACCATGTATTGTATTTGAATCTGTATATAGTATGGATGGAGATGTTGGCCCTATTGCAGAAATTTGTGACTTAGCAGATAAATATAACGCAATGACATATATTGACGAAGTACATGCAGTTGGTCTCTATGGAGATACAGGCGCAGGATATTGCGAAAAGGAAGGCTTACAAGACAGAGTTGATATTATCAATGGAACTTTAGGAAAGGCCTTTGGTTGTCACGGTGGTTATATTGCTGGTGACAGTATTGTTCTTGATGCAATTAGATCTGTGGCAAGTGGATTTATATTTACAACAAGTATGAGTCCTGTAATGGCAGCAGGAGCAATTGCTTCTATTCGTTATTTAATGGATCATAATGAATTGAGAGAACTACATCAAGAACGAGCTGAAACATTAAGACAACTATTTATAGAGAACAATATCGAAATACATCCAAACAGTTGCACTCATATATTACCAGTGATGGTTAGAGATGCAAAGAAATGTAAAGCAATTTCAGACAGGCTATTAAACGAACATGGATTATATGTACAACCTATTAATTACCCAACAGTCGATGTGGGTAAAGAGCGGCTTAGAATTACACCTACACCACTTCACACTAATGGTATGATGGAAGATTTGGTCGCAGGATTACTGGAAACGTTTAAACACGTTCACTAATATTATGAAAATGAAATGGTTAACCCTCGGAACATCTCTTACTCTTGCTACTACGGCTGCTTATTTTAGTATCGTCGGATTAATGACGATCTTCAGTGGTGCTGTTATCGGCATTGCGATTATGGCAACAGTGTTAGAGATCAGCAAACTTGTATCTGCAGCATGGTTACATTACGAATGGGATCGTATTAATAATTTAGTACGTGGTTATTTTACAGCCGCAGTTATAGTCCTAATGTTAATTACAAGTATGGGTATATTTGGATTCTTATCTAAAGCTCATATTGATTCAGCATTAGTATCAGATACCTATTCTCTCGAAGCAAGTATCATTGATACAAGAATAGCCGCAGAACAATCCAAACTCAAAGCCGCACAAGACCGTATCGAAAGTCTGGATTATGTATTAGAGACTTCACAACCTAAAGATCGTAACTATGTAAATGGTCGTCAAACAGAAGAAAGAAATAATTTAGCAATAACCATTGACAAAGCAGTGGATAGTATTGTACAATATAACGAACAGAAGTTACCAATACAGAGACTTCAGTTAGAACAAGAATCGGAATTAGGTCCTGTGAAATATATCGCAGATATGATATACGGATCTAATGCTAAAGAATATTATGACGATGCAGTACGATGGATTATACTTGTAATTATATTTGTATTTGATCCTTTGGCAATAATGTTATTAATCGTAAGCACGGCAGCCTTTAAACGCGATCGTGAAACTCCTTCTAAACCATTAATTGATAATAGTCAAATAATGAACATGGAGATAAAAGAAAAAGAAAGTGGCTTATCTGTTGAAATAAAAGAAAATGCAGGTGGATT